CCCCATCTGGCGCAAGGGGGCTCCGAACTTGACAATGAGGTCCGAGAGTTTGTCGACCCCTACCCCGGTCTTTTGACTGGCCACGAAAAGGGTGTCCAGGGCGGCGGGTTGTTTGGATATCTCGATACCCCAGTCGCCAAAGGTCCGGGTGGCGGATTCGATGGCGGCGGACAGGTCCAGTCCGGTGATGGATGACAGTCGCAACATCTGGAGGCTGAGTTTCTCCAGGTCGGTCCCCGTCGCCCCCGTCCTCTGCGACACCGAGGCCACCGCGGTGGCGATGTCACCAAAGGAGGCCCCGGTGTTTTTGGCCACGTTTTTGAACGTCCCCTGGAGGGCCAGGAACTCGTCCCCGGTGGCTCCGGTCTGTTTCTGGATCTTCTTGTAGGCCCCGTCGAACTCGCTGCCCAGTTTGTAGAGACCGGCACCGATGGCCACCACCCCGGTGGCCACTCCTGCGGTGACCACCCCGAGGGGTCCTCCGGGCATGGCCTTGACGACGGTGTCGACCGCCTTGCCCAGCCCACCCCCCAACTGACCCCCGGCCAGGTTGCCCAGTTTTTGGAAGGGACCGACCAGGGCGGGACCCAGACCGTTAATGTCGTCGGTGACCTGGGCCTTGTTTACAGTGAGGTCTACTTGACCCTTGGCGACGGTATTAGGCAAGACCGGCTCCCAACATCTGGGCGAAATCCCCCACGCTCACCTTGCGTTGGACCGGGGTCGGGTCAACGGTGATCCAGGGACGATCCAGCCGTAGGGGGGGCGGGAGGGTGGCTCCCTTTTTGGCATTGATCTGGGCGGTGATCCGCCACAGAGCGTGGAGTAACTCGGCGGTGGTGGCCGCCACTTCGGCCGACCACAGGGTCATGGTGCGCTCCCGGCCGACCAGGTCCAACAGGGCGTCTAGTACTTCGTCGTCAGAGCGGAGGAGGGCGTCCGGGGCCACATGGAGGGCCACGGCCATCTCGGCTATGAGTTGGGCACTGGGACCGGGACGGTAGGGTCCTCCGTCGCCGCGGTGGGACTGGGGACCTCGGTGACCTCAATGACATACGAGTCCACCCAGTTGTCCAACTCCTCATCGGAGGCGGGCCACCGTTCCTGGCAGACCCGGAAGGCCATGACCGCCGAGTCCATAGCCGACTCGGAGTTGAACGGGCGTTTGACCCGCCGCTCGAACTGGAGGATCACGCTGCGACGGACGGGGTGGACGGTCTGTTGGCCCTCCTCGTCGGTCAGGGTCAGGGTCAATACGGCGATGGCCATTAGTTGTACGTGAACTGGGGACCGGTGATGACCCCGCGCGGGGTGGTCACTCGGACCGGATGGTTACCGGCGTCCACGTTGGCCGGGGTGATGGCGTTGACGGTGGTGGCGTTGACCACCTGGACCCCGGTGCAGGCCCCCCCGATGTCCACCGCGGTGGCTCCGGTCAAGTTGGTCCCGGTGATGACCACCGGGGTGGCGGTCATCTCGGCGGCGTTGGTAGGGGCGACTGTGGTGACGGTGGGCGGAGGGGTAGAGCCCCCGATGAAGTTGGGGAGTCCCCCGCCGTAGACGTCATACGTGGTCGGCTCGTTGGCCAGGACCGAGAAGGTGAGGGGGAACTTGACCCCGTCGGTGTTGACAAACGAGAACTCCACCGCCTCGGACACCATGGTCCTATGGGCGATGAGACGGAGGACGAAGGGTCCGTCGTGGGCCTCGATAGCCAGCATCCGTTCGTCGATAAACGACGGCGGGGCGGGGGCAAAGTGCCACTCGTCATCGGTCCCGGTGACCGTCCCCCCACCCAGAGCCAGGCGAAGGGTCTCCTCGTTGACCTGCCACAGACTGGCGGTAAAGGTCTTGGGTCGGGCGGTGACCAGCTTGCGGAGGGGATCGAGCGTCTGGGAGGACATAAGGTCGTTCGAGTCCAGACCGAAGGAGGCGGCGAGACCGTCCTCGGTGGTGTACCCCAGGTCAATCCAGGGCGGGTCGAAATCGTCGGTGACCGAGGGGGGAACCAGGGACCCGACCGGAGCCACCAAGATCCGGGAGAACCCGGCCACGGTGACCTGGGAGGAGTCCAAGCCACCGGCCGCGGCGCGGGCTTGGGGACTGAGAATGCTCACGGGCTTTCTCCTTTGGTTTCGAGGGCCGGGGTGTCCGACCCGTCGGGGTGCAACGTGACGGTGATGTCGAAACGGACTCGGGGTTTGGCGGGGGAATAGGTGTCATCCGGCTCGTCGGAAAAGATGCCGAAGGTGACGGCGGTGACCACCACCCCTGGTTGGGAGCCGACCAGGCGGACCGACAACAGGGCGCGGACCAGAGCGGCCACGTCCATGACCTCGGCTTTGCCGTTGGCCCAGACGTCCACCTGGCAGGAGGCGTTGTCCACCCATAGGGGTCGGGAGGACAACGGGACCCCACCCCAACGGACCACCCGCACGGTGGGGAACGTGGGTTTGGGAGGGACTGAGGTCCCCACCCGGATACCGGCCAACTCGGGTTGACCTCGGAGGAAGCGGACCACCACCCATTCGGCGTCGGGCAGAATCGCCAGGTCGCTCACCGCTCCTCCACCACTACGACCTCCCGCCGACGTCGGTCAGGCAGGAGGGCTCCGACCAACCAACAGGGCGGGAAGAAGAACCCGAGGACGAACCACAACAGGTGACCCTTGCGCAGGGACCCGATGGCGAAGATGACGAAGATGAGATACCAGAGGAAGACCCACCAGGCCACCACCGGTCCCGAGGTCCAGACGTCGGCAATCATGTGATGATCCGGTCGGCCACCTCTTGGACGGCTTTGGTCAGGACCCGATGGGGGAAGTTGTTGACCGACCCGAACTCCATCCAGTGCCATTTCTCGTCGGTGGAGCCGAAGGACACAATCAAGTCCTCCCCTTCGATACGGGCGTCGGTGACGATGATGGAACTGCGGTACTCACCGGTCAGGACCGGGGCGCTGGCCTGGGCGCGGACCACCCCGGCCTGGGCCTGGCGTTTGAGGTGCTCGGCCACCCCCGGCTCCTGGAGGGTCTTGGTGATCCCCTTGGGTTGCGGCTCCCACTTCATGTGACCCTCCGCAAGGTGACCTCAATGTGGTGGGGTCGACTGGCCAGGTCGGACCAGGGTCGAGACGGTCCCGCCACCTCAAAGGAGACCCCGTCCACCGTCACCCGGTCATTGGCCCCCACGTTGACCTCCGAGGGTAGGTACAGGACCCACTCCGAGGTCTCCTGGGTGGTGTTGGCGGTGGACTCCCGACTGGACACCGGCTGCAGGGAGCAGGCGGCATCCTCCGACCCAGCCAACTCCCACTCGGTCGCCCCGCGGACGTCGGTGGCTCGGTAGTGCTCGATCTGACAGGGGCGGGACAGTCCGGGGATCATGCCCGTGGGGGGAGCCGGTAGCGCTCCAGGTTGGGACCGAAGTCCGAGGAGGGACCCGAGGTGGCGTAGGCGTAGGTGGTGGAGACGTTCCCCACCCGGACCGAGACCGCCCCGGCTGGGTTTGCCGCCAACAGACCGGCGCGCGACACACACTCGGACACCACAGTCAAGGGGACCGGTCGGTAGCCGTGGTTGATGACCGCCTGCCACTTGCCCACGAAACTCAGGCGGTGGAGGTGGATAACCCCGGTCTCGTTCCAGTCGTAGAGGGAGCGGTCCACCAGGTCCCCGTTGTGGGTGACCCGGTGGACCTCGGTAAGGAACAGGGTGGGCAGGATCAACAGGTGGTGGCCCACCCGACGGGCGGTGACCTCGTCGTCCAGGCGTTGCGAGATTTGCCAGCCACAGTGGTCCCGGATACGGGCCGACGCCACCTCCAGTTGGTAGGCGGTGGCGGGAGTGGCCGACTGTCCGGACAGGCTCTCCCAGTCCGCCTCGGTCGCCAGGGGTGGGTCCTCGATCACTTGGTCTTGACGTCACCCTTGGACTCGGGGGCGCGGACCTTGGTCTTGGCCTTGGTCTCGTCGGTCACTCGGGGATCGTCGGCGGGCAGTTGGGTCCGATAGATCCGACCGTCCTCCATCTCCAGTTCCACCTTGACCAACTCGGGTTCTTGATCTGGCATGTGACCTCCTTGGGGCCAGTCGACACCGGCCATATGGGTGGGACCCCCGCAGGCGTACCCCGGTGCTCCACAGATGGGACACCGACGCCGCCCACGGGGACCGATGATCAACAACGAATCAGGCGGTGGCGATACGGACGAAAGCGGAGGGGCGGATGACCCCGAAGGCCAACCGGTCCTCGGCCAACACCGCGATCAGGTTGCGGACAAAGAAGTCCTGGTGCGAGTCGCTGACCGAGATGGTCGCCTGCTCGCGGTCCCACATGACCGCCCGACGCCAGTCGGCCAACCAGGCGGTCCCGGTGGGGACAGCCATGGACACCAGACGGGGTCGACCCCAGAGGGTGTTTGGACCCAACTGGAAAGGACCGTTGCCGTAGAACCGCCCCTGGGTGTCCTGGGCCAGGTCTATGGTCTCGTCGTCCTCGGGGCTGAACACGTAGGCGGTCGGCTCCACGTAGCCGATGGTCCGGGCGACGGTCAGCGCCTTACGGGCGGTGATGAGAATGTCGGTATCGAAGGGTTGGTCCTGGATACCCACGGTGTTGGCGATCCCCCGCAGGTTGGGGGTGACTCCGGACCCGTTGAGGATTTGGACTTCCTCCAACCAGTCCAGGTCCTCGGTCAACTCCCGGTCAATCATCCCCCGTAGTTGCCCGGCGTCAGCCAAGGCCCGACGGGTGGCCGGTATCCACTCGGCCAGGGTCTCTACCGGGGAGTTGACAATCTCCAGGGCGAACCCACCCTCGGGTTTGGTCCCACTGGCTCCACCAGTCACGGTCGCCTCTGCCACCGGGGCGGCGGCGTTGACGCGGGTGGTCTGGCGGACGAACTGGACCATATCTGACGTGGTGGTGTCGGAGGAGACCAGGTCGGTGATGACCAACGGTTGGCGACCGAGGGTGTCCATCAACCCTCGCCAGTCTGGAGGGACCAACGCCCCCGCTGAGGTCCGGGACAGTCCGGTGAGGAGGACCTTGGCTCCCCGAGTCCGGGGGATGCCCCCGTGGATCAGGACCGGATTGGACTGGACCCGAGCCTTCTCCGGAATGTGGCCGTCGTGCCACTGGGACAGGAACGCCTTCCACTCCGGGGAGGAGAGGAACTGGTCGGCGGCGGACCCGACCTCGCCTCCTTGGGTGCTGGCCTTGGCCAGGTTGTGGAGACCGGGGCGGTCCTCGGCCTTGACGTCGTTGAGACCCAACTCCACCCCGAGGGCGGTGATGTCGGCTTTGAGTTGCTCGTCGCCTTTGGTCTCGGTGATCCGCTTACGGAGCGTCTGACCCCGCTCGAATCGCTCCTTGATGGTGGCCCGCTCGTCTCCGGTGAGTTCGCGGGACTCGGCGTCCGCCTTGGCCACAATCTCTTGGGCCTCGGTCAGGACTTGGGTGAGTTCGTCTACTAGTTCCTTGACGGGCAAGGGGACCCTCCAATGTGATGGGGACAGGTAGGAAAAGACCTGGCCTCGCTGCCACCTGGTGGGCTCCTCTCCATTGCCCGTGAGGGTCCTCTGGATTGGCTCTCCCGGCTCTTGCTAGTGCCGAGCGGGATAGTAGCCGATCAAAGGGCCACCAGGGCGGTGGCTCCGGGTCGGTTGCCCTGGGTGGTGGATTCCCTACAGGTGATGACGTCGCCGGTACCGGCCCCACCCAGGGGATAGCAGTTGGCCACCAGGTTGACGAAAGCCGGAGTATTGAGGGTGAAGACGGTGGGGCCAAGGGACACCGACTGCGGACCGATGGCCGGGTGGAGGGTGACCTGGGCGGCTCGGGACCCGCTAAAGGGGTTCCCCACCGTTTGGGTGAACCGGACCACCACCAACCAGGGTACGGACTGACCGGCAAGGTCGAAGGTGGCCGTGGCCGACATCGCATGGATTCCGATGGGCAGGATACCCACCGTGCCCAAGGTGACGTCGGTGCCGTTGTTGGGGACCACGATGTCCGCCACCCGCTCGTAGACGTAGGTCTGGCTGCGCTGCTCCAGGGCGGCCACCCGGAGGGTCAGGGCACTGAGTTGATTAGCCAGACCCTCAATGGAGGCGTCCAGGAGTTGATAGAGGCTGACGTCCTGGTCATCAACATACTTTTTCGGGGCGGCACTGGTATCGGCTTGATTGGCCCCGTCGATGGGCACGACGTGAAGGACGCCGGTCATGGTGTCCCCCACTCGGTTGATCCGGGTGTCCACGTAGGACTTGGGCGCGACCTGGTCGTCAATGACCGGAGTCCCGATGCCGAAGATAGGACCGGTCATGGCCCCGCCCGCCAGGAGGAGTCGGAGACTGTCCTGGACGTCCACATACGCCTTATCCACGTCCGGGGCAGGACCAGGGGGTCCCTCGGGTCCTAGCCCCCCCTGAGGTCCAGGAGGACCCTCTGGGCCGACGGGACCGACGTCACCACGCGGACCTTGGGCTCCGTCCACTCCGGTGGTCCCTGGAGGTCCTTGGGGTCCGGTGGGACCGGTCGGTCCTCCGGGTCCCATGGGTCCAGTGGCCCCCACCGGTCCGGGGTCCCCGGCCGGTCCGGTCTGGCCGGTAAAGCCGCGAGGTCCCTCCACACCGGGAACTCCCTGGATGCCCTGGACACCCTGTGGTCCCTGGACACCGGGGGGACCCTCCGGTCCCTGGGGTCCCTGGGTCAGCCCCAGGTCCATCCACCCGAGGGGGTCCGACGCCGGTCCGATGAAGACCCAGACCGAGTCGTCCACCGTCCAGACCAGAGCCTGGCCAAGTCCCATCTGGAAGGCCAACGGCGGTCGGTTGGGACCGTCCCAGTCCTGGGGGATGAGACCGTCCGGGGGCAGGTTGGCCGGGGTCCGGTTGGAGAAGTAGCCCCGGATGACCGTGGCCATCCCAGGGTCCCCCGTCGGCCCCTGAGGTCCCTGAACCCCCTCGGGTCCCTGAGGACCGACCGGACCGGGAGGTCCAACCAAGCCGGGGTTGACCTCCACCTCTATGACGTCGCCAGGGGAAAGGTTGCTCACGTTGTGACCTCCTGGAGGGGACCACCGGGGCCGGGGGTGGAGATGAGAGGTTGGTCCACCTGGATAAAGCCGCGGACCACGGTCCAGGACTCCGAGGCGTGGGGGTTACGACCGCTGATCTGGAGTCCCCACCACCTGGGACCGGCAAAAGAAATCCGCTCGGTGACCTCGCCCCGAAGAAAGGCCAGGACCCCGTTGGGTTGACCCACGGTCTCGATGGGCACGACCACCGGCAAGCCGTCCTCGGTGATGAGGACCTCCCCCCGCCAGATCCAACCGAAGGCGTCGGCGGGTTGACCGTTGACCTTGATGACGATGGTGAGGTCCAGGGGGTTACCCCCATAACACCGGACCCGAATAGCGGCGGGACGAAAGTCAATCTGTTGGGGCGTCACAGAGCGATCCCGCCGTAGTTGGTGCCGTACCCAGTGCCGTTATTGGCGAAATCGTTGGTGGGACGCCCGGCGGCGGTGGCGATTTCGATGGACTCCACCCCCATCCACACGCTGGACATGGCCACGGCAGCTCGCACCCACGCCGAGTAGGCCCGAGCCGAGCCGATGCGGAGTTCATCGAACAGTTTGGTCCCGTGCCAGACGTTGGCCACCACCTGAAAGGCGGTGGCGGCCACGCCGCTGAAGTTGCGGAGGACCGCCACGAACTCCACGATGTGGCAGCCGTCGGTGTGGGTGCCCGTGAACGTCACCCGCATCGAGGAGTTCAACCCCAAATAGCCGAGATGGAAATAGTTGTTGGCCACCAGGTTGATGCCACTCCGGGCGTAACGACCCCCGCCCGAGCTAACCACCCGGTCGTCCACGTAGCGCTTGTTGGCAGCGTCAGCGGCCGTATTGGGATCTCGCACGTTGGCGATGTAGTTGGTGTTCATGTTGAGGACACCGGTCATGGTGTCCCCGGCTTTGCGCACCCCGTTGTTGGCGTCGAGCACCGCCCGACGACTGCTGCCGTCGTTGTTCTCCACTTGGAGTTGTTGGTTGCCCGACGGCTGGCGGAGGACCAGGCCAGTGCCGGAGGCTTTATAAAGGCGACCGCCACCGAACAGGGTGACTCCGGTCCCGTCGGGGGTGAAAGTCAACTCCCCCTGCATAGAGTCGCCAGCCTTAGCCACTCGGGAGGTCACATCACCCTGGGGTCCAGTCGGCCCCGGTGGACCCTGGGGTCCAGTGGGACCTTGTTGACCAGGCGGACCGACCGGACCCACTGGTCCCTGGACGTGACCGAGGTTGATCCAGTGATCGACCACCCAAGACCACAACTCGCCATAGTCCGGATCCTGTAAATCCAACGGCGCATAAACCAGGGACTCACCCACCTGCATCCGGTAGTCGTTGACGGGACGCCCCGGACCATCCCAGTCGGCTGGAATAAACCCGTCCGGGGGCAGATCATCATGGGCTCGAACCTCACCAAAGGACCCCACGATCTGCGTTGAGGTCCCGGTCTCGCCGGTTGGCCCCGTGGGTCCTTCGATGCCCTGGGGACCCTGAGGACCTTCGATGCCCTGGTCTCCCTGGTCTCCCTGAGGACCTTGGTCTCCTTGGTCACCCTGGAGACCCTGGTCTCCCTGGGGACCCTGGGGACCTTCTGGTCCGACGATATGACCGGCGTCTATCCAACCCTCAGGGACAATCAACTGGTCAACGTGGACCCAGATGTCACCACTGGGTTCGTGGATCAGAGCCATGCCGATTTCCAGTTGCTGCGGGCCACCCGGTACGCCAGGAGCCTCCCAGTCGGGCGGAATGATCCCGTCCGGGGGAAGGTCGGCCGGGTCTCGGGTGAAACTCCCGACGATGACCGCGGCTTGACCAGGAGGTCCGGTGGGTCCAGCCGGTCCCTCTGGTCCCTGAGGTCCGGGGGTCTCAATCCGTCGGTCCAAGTCCTCCAGGGTGTCCACGATGAGGATATGGGCGTGTTCGTGGCCGTCGGCCAACGACGTCCCCCCGGTGGGGATGGCCGGGATGGGCATCCGGGGTCCCTTGACCCCCTCGGTGTAGCCGGTACTCATCGGTGTGGTTCCGGTCGGGTCAACGCCGCTCCGTCCCAGTCGTAACCGACGTCCCCCCACTTGGCGTATGGGTCGTCCCACCAGGCGGGCTCATTCTCCGACAGACGAGCAACCCGGAGAGCCTGGGCACAACGGAGGTCGGGGGACGTGGGATCGTCTCGGGACAAACGAGCCTGACCACAGGTGAAATAAACCGAGTCGGGGGCACCGTCGCGCGCTTGGCGGGCCTGGAGACAGGAGAGTCCGTCGGCGTCGGTGACCGGTTCCCCGGTCCCGGTGGAGGACATCAACATCAAGACTCCCAGGCGGCGTACAGGTCCCGGAGGTCGGCCAACTGGGACAACCCGGCCCGACAGTCCTCCACCTCGGGCGGCTCGGTCACCGTGGAGCCCACCGCCGCCTTGGGTTCCCCGAGGGAGCCCAAGATGTCCTCGGCGGTGTCGCGGATATCCCGGATGCGGGACTCATTGGCGGCGGACAGGACCCGTCCCTCCTTGACCGCCAGGAGACGGGCGTGGAGGTTGACCAACTCCGACTCCGGACCCCGACCCTTGACCGTCAGCAACTCGGTTTCCTGGTTGGCCCCGAGGAGACAGGGACCGTGCTCGAAAATGTCCAACTCCCGCAACTCATAGACCCCCGGTCCGTAGAGTCCCCCGCCTTCCTCGTCGTTGTCGTCCTCGGTCTTGACGTACTCCCCATCAATGACCTCATAGGCAAAAGAGAACTGGTGGATGCGGCCGTCCAGCATGAGGCGGTGGACCTGGCGAGCGCGGTCGTTGGCGTCGATGTCCAGGCGTCCCTTGACCCACAACCCCCGGTCCTTTTCGGTGGCGTCCAGGGTCAGCCCGATGATGGAGAAGGGGTCACCCCACTGGTGGGACCAGACCACCGGGATAGGGACCCCTCGTTCCTGCCAACGGTCCAGGGTCTTGGCGAACGCCCCTTTGACCACCCGGTCCCCCTGGGAGTCGACGTTGCCGAAGATGGAGACCAGGGCCTCATAGGTGCCGGGAGGATCGTCCCCGGTGAGGACCTTGAACTGGGCAGGGAGGGTCTTGGTGGGCATATCAGGTCCTTTCCACGGTGCCAGCCACGATGGCCTCGGCAATCTCCTCGGCCATGGGTAGAGCCAGACCGGCTCCTCCCAGGTCGGCGGTCAACTCGGCCACCCAACGGGTGGGGGGTGGTAGGGGGGCTCCCGCCCCGGCTCTGGCCGCGGCCACCCGCTCCCGACGGTCCAGGTGGGCCTTGACCGTCTCCACGATGACCGAGGCGGTCGACGTCGGGGCCACGTCGGAGGGGGCCGACAGTCCTCCCAGTAAGACGTTGAGGGGGGTGACGATCTGGTCCCCTATCTCGGGGGGGAGGCTGCGGAGGTTGAGGAGGGCGCGGGCCTCGTTGCGCAGCATGACCGGGGCGCCCACCAAGGTCTGGATGGACCGGGCCACCTCGGTGAAGTCCCCCCGGAGTTTCTCCCCCAAGTTGAACTCGCAGTAGATGTCGGGGGAGGGGTCCAGGTCGGGGAGGAGTTGCAACTCCACGTCCTCCTCCACGTCGGTGGTCCACATGGTGAGGGTGTCCTGGTATAGCTGCTTGTGTTGTTCGGAGATGTTGGAATAGGTGGCGTGATCCAAGATCCCGACCATGGGTGGGGGTATGTGATAGGCCGACGCCACAATCTCCCGATTGAGTTTCCGTCCCTCCAGCCACTGGGTCTGGGCCGCGGTGAACGTGGTGGGGTTGAAGGTCATCCCCTCCTCCAGGACCGCCGTCCCGCCCGCCTCCTCCCCGATACCGGTCCAGGCCCCGTTCCAATCGGCCATGAACCGCTCGCGCGCCGGGTCGGACCACTGGGGGGCTCCAGCCGGTCGTTGTAGGACCCCAGAAATACGGGCTCCCCGTTCCCACAACTCCACCCGAGAATGCTCGGCCGCGTACTCCTCCAACAGGACCTGGCGCAGGGTCTCGATGGGGGACAGTCCCACCCGACGGTCCCCGGCGTTGTAGCCCCGGAAGTGGACCACCTGGGAGGAGTCGAAGGTGCGGACCGCCTTGGGTCCGGTGACCCGGTACGCCTCAGCCCAGAGCCAGGTCTGGCCCACCGGCTGGATACGTTCCGGGGGGATGGGGAGGACCCCCAGGCGACCGTCCCCGGTCCGGACTTTTAGCCAATAGGCGTTGTCGTAGATGGCCCTATCGGAGATGAGGGTCTCCATCAACAGGTGGCGGCTCATCTTGACCTGGCGACCGAGGGGCCACCGCAACAGGACGGCCAGGGGGTGGTCCCCCAGTCGTTGGCGGTCGTGCTCGTCAATCTTGCGGTAGACGTGGAGGTTGAGTTGGGCCATGTTGCGGGCCAGGAAGGAGACCACTTTGCGGACCTCGGGTTGGGTCCGCCAGATGAGGGCGTAGTCGGCGTACAGGCCGGGATTGAGCCAGATCCCACCCCCCGCCCCGCCCCCGATGGCGGTGGTGGAGGACGACTCCCGAAAGACCCCGTCGGACAGAGCCAGAGGGGCGGCCATCAACCGGCCCCGGTCTGGGGGATGGGTGGCAGGATCTGGAGGAACTCCACCTGTCGGAGGGGGACCCTCAACTCGCCCCGAATGGCCACATCGCCTCCATCTCCCAGTCGGTCCACGTCGGTCAGGATGACCCAGGAGCCCTCGGACCGCCCCAGACCCCTAAACACCTTGCCCGAGGTCAAACAGACCACCAGGGGTCCAGGAGGCGTCTTACGGCCGATCACAACAACACCATCCCACGGTCCTCGTAAACGGAGCGGGCCGGGGGCTCGTAACGGAGAGCACGGTCCAAGGCCATGACCGCGGCCACCGGTCCGTCCACCTTTTCGTGGGACCGCATCTTGTCAATCTTGATGTTCCCGGCCGGGTCTTGGCGGACCACCACGTTGTCCACCATCCACCGCATTACCGGATTGCCCCCATGGCGGTATTTCCGCTCCAGGATGAGTCGTTCCCACTCCCGCGTGGGGGAGGACATAGAAGCGAAGTTCTGACCGAAGGGGACGACGGTGAGACCCTCCTCCCCGAGTTCGGTTTGGAGTTGGGCCATACCCCATCGGTCATAAGCCACCTCCCGAATCCGGAAGCGGGACCCGTCGGTCTCAATGGTGTGCTTGATGGAAGCGTAATCAATGACCTCTCCGGGGGTGACGGTGACGAACCCCTCCCGTATCCAGACCGCCATCCGTCCCGCCGTCCGGTTGTTGAGGTCGGAGACCCTGGCCTCCGGGAGCCAGAATCGCCAGATGGCGGCGTACTCCTCCTCGTCGGTCCCGGTCCGAAACGTCCAACACAGAGCGGCCAGGTCGGTGGTGGTGGCCAGGTCCAGTCCCCCCCAGGTGTCGGAGCCCACCAGGTCCTCCTCCACCACCAGGCCCGCGGTGGCGTCCCAGGCCCGCAGGTCCAACCACCGCGAGGTCTGTTGCACCCACTGGTTGAGCCGGAACTGGCGGAAGGTGTTTTGTTTGGCGGGAGCCAACTCGGCCTCCCGTGCCTCATCTCGGAGGGCCTCGATGGACAGGAACGTCCCCAGGGCGGGGTTGGCGTAATACCAATTGGCCTCGTCCCGCCAGTCGGCCTCCATAGGGGTGTTGCGGATATAGGCAAACCGACGTCGGTCCAGTCGGGGGTCTCTTAGGACCCGTTCGCAATAATCGTGCTCGGCCGAACAGAACCCGGTGGGGTCGTTGCCCGCGGTGGTGGCGGCGATCATTAGCGCTTGGTCTCGGGTCCCCATGGAGGACCGGAAGGCGTCCCACAACTCGGCTGAGGGCTGCGTGAGGACCTCGTCGAAGATGATCCCGTGGGGGTTGTGTCCGAGGTTGCCCGCGGCGTCGGCCGCCACCACCTCGTAATAGGACCCGGTCCTCTCGTCCACGATCCTCTTGGTCTGTTTGTAAATGCGAAGCCGCCTGGAGAGGAGAGGAGACAACTCCACCATGCGTTCCGCCACGTCGTAGACCTTGCGGGCCTGGTCCCGGTCCTTAGCGCAGCCATAGACCTCCGCCCCTTCCTCGTCGTCGGCCACCAACAGGACCAGAGCGATCCCGGCCAACAGTTCGGACTTGCCGTTTTTGCGGGCGATTTCGATCCAGGCCACCCGGTAGACCCGAGCCCACCGGTTGAGCGTCGGGGACCATTCCACCCAGCCAAACACCTGGTCCATGATCCCCTCCCGTTGCCAGTCCTCCAGGACGAACGGGAGGCGAGCCCAGCGACCCTTGGTGTGGGTAAGGATCTGGGCGAAGACCTGGGCCACCCGGTCGGCCCGCGGGTAACACAGGTGAGGACCGTGGCGGGGGCACAGGTCACAGGGTTTCCGGGACCGGGTGGGGTCAACCGGAGAGGAGGGATTCGGCATGATCGGCCAGGGGCTCGCGGTCCGCTTTGAGGTTGACCCGAGCCGAGGGGGTGAGTCCGAACTGACCCGCCAACTTGACCATCAACTCCGCTTGGGTCCGCTCCACGTAGACCAGGGGGTTGACGTAAGGGGGGACGTCGGGTTTGGTCGAGCGGAGGAGGAACCCGGTCCGGTTGAGGCCCACGCAGGCGTCATGGTGGCGGGAGGCGGCTACGCAGTAAGCGGCCAGGACCTCCCGGTCCGAGTCGAAGGCCAGCCGCATCACTTTCAGTTCGGCCACCACCCGATGCCAGACCTCCACCGCGTAACCCTGGAGGTGGTCGGGACAGACGGGGTCGACCTCGCGCGGTTGCGGTTCGGCTTGGTTGATCCGGGCCTTGTGTCTCTCCCCGTGGAGCACCCGGATCTTGGTAGGTAACGGTGGCGGTCCTCGTCGTCCCATCTCAGGCGTTTCCGCAGTTGGCGGTGGGACACCCCGGCGATGGACTGACCGGCACAACGCCGGTTGGGGTCACCGTCTCCGTCCCGGCCGGGGTGGCGACCACCACCGTCGTCGGGACGGTGGGGGGCAGCACCGGGACGGTGGTGGTCGTGGTCACCTTAGGGACCGTCACCGGAGGCACCGTCACCGTCGTCGCCGTGGTGGACGTGGTCGACGTGGGGGGAGGAGGAGGTGGAGTCACACACGCCTGGCCCCCGAATCTCCCGGCGATAAGGGGACGGTGGGGTGGGGGGACATTGACGACCATATCCACCTGCCAAAAACAGGGCGGGAGCCGCACCGTCCAGGGGGGTCCCGAGACCGAGTCGAACAGGACCTGGCCCACGGTCCCATGGAGGGAGGGTTGGCTCCAGGACAACAACAGGTAGGACCCGGTACAGGCGGCGTTGGGGATGGCGGTGGCGGTGGTGGCGGTGATGACCAGATGGGCTCGGCAGCGGGCCGGGACCTTGGTCGGGGCGGCTACCGCGGCCCGGACGGTGACCGCTCCTACGGTCAGGACCCCGAGAGTGACGACGGTGACCAGGCCGACCTCCAACCACGTCATCCACCGTCGCCGGGGTCCCATCACGCCACCCCGCGGGCGATGACCAGGAGGAGTCCCGCCCCCGCCGCCAGGATGCCCCCGGCCAACAGGTCCACCTCATTGGTGGGGTGGCTGACCAGGACCACCAGCCCGAGGACCAGACAAGCCACCGCGGCCAGGATGACCCCGAACACCCACAGGACCGGTCTCACCGTCGTCCCCCATAGGCCAGGGACAGGAACTCGGCTCGGGCCTCAGGCTTGTCCCTAAAGCAGCCGGTCATGGAGGAGGTGACCATCTCCGCGCCGGGTTTATGGACCCCCCGACAACTCAGGCACCCGTGGGCGGCTCGGATGACCACTCCCACCCCCACCGGGTGGAGGTTGGTCTCTATGGCCTCGGCTACTTGGCGGGTGAGTCGTTCCTGGATCTGGAGCCGACGGGCGTAGGTGTCGACCACCCTGGCCAACTTGGACAGACCCACCACCACCCGGTCCGGGACATAGCCGACGGTGGCGGTGCCGACAAAGGGGAGGAGGTGGTGCTCACATAGGGAGGTGAAGTCCACCCCGGTGATCACCACCATCTCGTCACAGGGCTCGTCGAAGACCTTGGTCAGATAGTCGGCCGGGTCCTCGTCGTAACCGGTGGTCATTTCCCTCAGGAAGGCGGAGACCCGCCTGGGGGTCTCCAGGAGCCCCTCCCGGTCGGGGTCCTCGCCCACCAGGAGGAGGAGGTCCTTAACCGCTCCCAGGGCGTCCAGGAGGACCAACTCCTCAGTGACCTCGGTGGTCCCCCCATATGGCAACGTGAAGCCTCCCGGTGATGTTGAATCCCTGTCCTATGGCCGCCTCAGCGACCTGGGGCAGGTGGGCGGTTACCCCCTCGGGGTCCTTTCCCTCGGGCATGATCCAGGTCGCTGAGGCCGGGATGCCGAGCCTGGCGATCAACTTGGCAACCCGTAAAACATCGTCCGCGCTGCAACACACGAACTTGAAGATGGCTTTACCGCTGATGACCATGCTAGCCAGCGCTAACGGTCGGATGGTCTTCGTGATGTCCTGGCCACTGTTAGGGAGTTTGGGAGAGACGTTGAAGGTATCGACCCAGGCCACCAGGCGAGGGTCCGGGGCGTGTCGGCCGTTGGTCTCCACCTCAATCCAAGGCCGGGGGTGGAGACGCTCCAGGAGGGCGATGAGTCCCTCCTGTTGGAGGAGGGGCTCCCCTCCGGTGATAACCAGGAGAGGGACGTCCATGACCTGGACGGCGATGGCGATGTCGACCACGTCCCGTCGGCTCAACTCCTTGGCCGGATCGTAGGCCACTCCGTTTTGCCCCTTCCAGTCCCAGGTGTAGGGGGTGTCACACCAGGAGCAGGCCAGGTCACACCGACCCAGACGGACAAACCCCGCCCGCCGTCCGGTGGAGGGACCCTCCCCCTGGATGGTGGGTCCAAAGACCTCGGAGATGACCAGGGTGTCAACGGACACCGTGATAGCCAATCTCCTCGTCCTCGTCGGGGGGAGGCGAGTGGTGGGTCCAGTGGAGTCCACACTCCGAACACTTCTCACCGTCAGGGAACCCCGCGGTAAAGGGGTGGTCGGTCACGTAGTCCTCGGTCATCCCGGCCACCCCCAGAGGAGGACGATGGTGGCCACGAAGGACAGGACCACGATGGTGTAAGCCACCCACTGGTTCCGGGTCAGGGGATATATGCCGCCACACAGTTGGGCGTTTCCCACACCCGCACCAGTCGGAGTCTCACCCGACCGTCCCAGGCTTTGGTCACCCACGGGTCCAGTTCCAGGAACGCTAAATAGGCGAGGTTCTCGGCGGTGGGTACCAAAGGCAGGGTGATCACTCGCCAGGAGTGACCCTCCAGGGCGTCTCGTAACTCTCGGTCCTTGTCCCACACCAACATGGCGTGATCCCATCGGTCTGCCACCTCCTGTTGCAATAGGGCTTTGAGTGCTCCGAAATCCACCACCATCCCGTGGTCCGAGGTCGTCGCCGTCACCAGGGGACCGGAAATGGACGCCTCCACCTTGTAGCGATGACCGTGGGGGTTGCGGCACTTGGAATCGTGGTACGGGACCCGGTGACCGGAGTCGAACTCCACCGTCCGGGTGACGAAAAAGTCTCCCATCACGCCACCGGGTGACATAGGAAAGCGATTTCTTTGGCCACCTTGGGGAACATGGGAGCGAGGACCGGGAGTAACCACTCCACCGGGACGAACTCGGCCAGTCGGTCCACCAGGGGTCGGAGTCCGAGGGGCTCGGCCGCGGCCTTGATGTCGGACAGGCTGGCGTAGATCCCCCACTCCGCGGTCACCCCCCACCGGGTGTCGGCCAGACCCTGGAGCAACTCGGGACGGGTCCACTCATAGACGTGGGCTCGGTACTGGGTGTCGTAGCCATCCTTGTCGTCGGGGGTCCTGGGGGTGGTCAGGACCAGAGCACCGTGGGGGGTGACCACCTCCCGGCACTGTCCGAGAGTGGCCAGGCCCACCGGGCGGTTCATGTGCTCGATGGCTGAGGTGTAGACGATGAGGTCGAAGTCCCATCCCCGTTCGGTCAACGGTCCCGCCATCTCGGCGGCGTCGGTCTCCAGGTAGTCCACCGGGAAGGGGTAGTACCCCTCATCGGGGATGGGTTTGCCGTCGGTCACCCGACGATCCCGGAAAATGGCGTTCTCGGGTTTGATGTCCACCCCCACGTAATGGGCCACCTCCTTGGCGTGGTACCGGAGGAGAGGGAGGAGGAGTCCCCGCCCACAACACACGTCCAATATGCGGGTCCCCTTTTTGGCCCATTTGGCTATTTGGTGGTGTTGTATGTAGTTCATTACGTCAATAGGTTGGAAAAAGCCGTCCGCCATTTGTCTATAGAAGTTGCGCATTTGGTAGGTGGTGGCGTAGACCTCGGTGCGGTCCATCCCGTCCTCGATGCGGTGGACCAGGTTCTTGGTGGTCATATCAACTCCGGTTCTGAGGCAAAGGCCCGACCCATGACCGGGAAATGGACCCGAGCGTTGTCGGCCAGGTAGATGATGAGTCCTTTCTGGTCTTGTCCCTGGGGGGCGGGGATCAGACCATGGCGGTTGCGTAGGTGTTGGTTCATGCGGATAAAGGCGCGGGTGGAGACGGTCAAGGCCATTTCGTAGCCCTCGGGGTAGTGATCGGGGTGACCGATGGAGACGGCGATCTTGCGGGGATCACCCCCGTGGGCTCGGACCAGTCGACCATGGCGGACAGCGTTGACCCTACGGACCAGTTGCATCCGGTGACGGTCGTTGAACAGGTGGATGGTCCCCCAGTTGGTGGACATCAAGAAGGAGGAGGAGTCCACCGAGTAGAAGGGCAGATCCCACAGGGCGGTGAGGTCGGTAATCCCGAACCCGTGGATACGGACCCCGGTCCCCTGGAGGATCTTGAAACACTTGATAAGCCAGGGGTAGTAAATGGACCTCCGGGTCCCGGCTACCCCCAGGGCCAGGTAGTCATAGCCCCGCTCCACGTAGTGGTCCAACCAGGACCAGTCCTCGCGGACGTGGAAGACCGGGAGGGGACGGAGACCGTAGCGGTCCTCCAGGACCTGTTGGTTGACCCAGGTGGTCTCGGCGTCCCCGATGACGTCCAGGTTGGCGTAGACGGTCAGGAGGTGACCCCACCGGGTCACCCACTCCCCATATTCGTCCACGTCGATCTGGGCGTCCTGGGTCATGGCCGAGAAGGCTCCCGAGTCGGCAAAGAGGACCGGGTCCTCATAGGGGGCAAAGAACTCGTCCAGGTCCCACTTGCGCAGGTAGTGATAGGACAGGAGCCAACGTGGTCTCATAGGGACCCCTGGGAGGGGTAACGGGGTGTCACATAACCCCCACCCACATTGAAGTAAAGGGCCAACGCCCTCCCAGGGGTCATATCAACCCCGCCCGCTCACAGGCGGCGTCAAATAGGTTCTGGTGGTGACCACAGGCAACCCGCCACCAGAGGTTGTCGTCCTCGGCCAGGGCGGCTAGGAACTCGTCCAGGGGGGCGGTCGGAGTCATCGGGTCCTGGGAGTTGACCATCGCTTCCACCGCGGGGGTCACGTCGGTCTCCGTCGGGAGGTGATCCGAGCGGTCAGACAGGCCAGACACCACCAGGGGGCAGGTCGGTCGTCTTCCTCGATGCTCTCGGGGTAGTAACTGGCCTCCACCCCACACCCCGGACACCGCGGCATCACACCTGCTCCATCAAGGCTCGAAAGGCGACGTCCTCCCCGTCGTAACGGGAGACCATCTCCTGCCAGATGGCGTACAACTCGGGGGGAACCTTGATGCGGATGATGGGCCAGAAGTCCTCGGCGGTCGGGTCCCCGTGGGTGGCCACCAGGTGGTCCAGGTCCGGGGGGCTCTGGGCGTGGACCAGGTCGGCCAGGTCCTCGGTGGTGTAGGACGCCACGTCCAAGAGGTCATCGGAGAAGCCTTGGACTTCCAGGAGGAGGGTGAGGAGGTCGGCCTCGTCAATGGTCCCCAACTCACTGGTCCGGTTG